ACACCGGTCGAGGCAAGACCTACCATACTCCTACCCCCTTGGTCGTTAAGGAACTTGGGGATAGAAGTCGCAAGACGGTCCTGAACAGGCTTGCTCACAGCGAGAGCAGTGCACGCGGCGACGAGAAGAGCGGTCATCTGCTCATCAGTAAGGTTCATGGGGTTCTTACTGGCGGGCTTCTCAGCCTGGCCGTTGCCGTTCGCGTAAGCACCTTGGGGGTGGGGAGCAGACATCTGCATGCTCTGCATCCTGGGCTCATCAGTCATCATAGGGGGCTCCATCATAATATCATTAATGGGAGTAGAATCCATCGTCGTCTCTTTACTTTGACTCACATTTTTTTCGGGTGGATTGAACGCCTCATTCTTAATGAAAGTCGTAGAGGGATTATTACTGATAGGGACCATTCCCTCACCATCATCAGCCAAATTCATGGTATTCACTTGTTCGGAAGCCATTTAATATACCTATATGTTTTTGAACCAATCACGAGACGCACCTATTTGGTCTTTGTAATTTTGAGATTCGTCTTCTTTGTCGCCTTCTTAGCATCATCCTCCTTCTGTTGAAGGTATTTGGGATTATACATCTTTCTGTGTAATTGCCACAACTCTTGTCCACCCACTCTAAAGTTTTTTCTGATGGTTGCTTTGTACCAAAACACACAGTCCTGTATCCTGTTAGATTTAACTGTATTGTCTAACACGAGACACTCATAGTTTTCTGTACACGCATCCATCACCTTACAAAACATGTCAAACGAGGGAAATATACCAAAAAAGGATTTATAGAGTTTCTCTCGGTTTTGTATGATGTTCTCCCTGAGTATAAACACGTAATCTACATTAGCGCGCAGCGCGGGTGGCAAATCCATGACATATTGCATCGTCAACATGAAGAAGATTTTCCAGTGTCTCCCATTCATAAAGCACTGTCGTATACATGTGTCTTTCAGGAACTTCGAATCATACATGCAATCGTCCAATAACATGAAAGCACCGCAGTTCCTTTTTCCATTACCCACTAACTTTCGTTGTCTCGCCATCACACGCTCAATCGCTTCTCTGTCGTAGTCCCCATAGATGAAGAGATCGGGAATGAACTCGGAATAAAAATGGTTTCCCTCTTCAGTCCCTGAGAGAACAATACCCGCCGGGAGGTGTCTCTTGTGGAACATGATATCCTTTACCAGAGTACTCTTACCAGTATTACGTTTCCCGATGAACACGCAAACCCGGTCGTCACTAATCGTCTCAGGTTTGAACTTCCTCAACTGAAGATTCATTCTAGTATAGCGTTTCGTTTTATTTACCAAAATTTTACTCATATACAATAGGAATGGCTGGTCGACTGAGACTTGCTGCCACTGGAGTTCAAGACGAATGGCTCACAGGTGAACCACAATTTTCATACTTCCTGATGAATTTCAAGAAGCATTCAAAGTTTGCTTTTGATTTTGTGGAGAGTCAATTCGACGGAGAAATCGATTTTGATAAGATTATCACGTGTAGAGTACCCGGTGATAAGGGTGACCTAGTACGAAATCTTACCCTTAAAATAACTCTTCAAGATCCTACACCTGATGGTGGTTCGAATGATAATATATGGTGTCCCTCTGTCATAACTCATCTCATCGAATACGCCGAGCTTCTAATTGGGGGGCAAACTATTCAAAAAATTACAGGAGAATACATTTACATGCATCAACAACTCTACAACACAGATGACGATGTAGACCAAACTCTATATTTCCTCAATGGACATGGAAATATATTGAGTTATGCATCTGGCACCAATTACACATATTTCCTAGAACTTCCCTTTTATTTCTACAGAAATCCAAGTCTGGCTATACCCACCTGTGCCCTGACGAAACAACTCGTAGAGGTGAGAATTAAAACTCGTCCCCTGTCGGAACTCACATTTGGTGGTAGTTTACCTGGTGATGTGGCTTCTATTCCAAAGTTTTCTATGGATACAGAGTTCATATACGTAACCCCCGAAGAGAGTGGTTTCCTGATGTCAAGACCCCTCGATTACGTCATCACACAGGTTCAAATGTCTAAATTCAAGATGAAGTCTGGGGAGAATACTAAGGCGGTCATGCTTAATTTTACACACCCCGTAAAGGAACTTTTCTTTGTTTCGCAATCAGAAGTATCTTTTCAAAATAATTACCCCAACGAGTACAACACCATAACAAACGTCGAACTTCGTTTCAATAACGAGCTCGTATTCAGTAGAGATACAAAGTTTATGGTGTACGAACAAGCTTTAAAACATCATGTGAATGCTCCATTTTCAGACACAATTACTCCAGGTTCTCCTTTTGGTAGTTCCAATAGGTTTGGTCCGGCTAAATTTGGTATGTATTCATTCGCAATGAAACCTGAAATGCCTTATCCAACCGGACAGGTCAACATGAGTCGTGTAGCTCATAAACTTCTCAAAATTCAAATAGACCCTAAATATGCCGATAGTGATAATAACACACGTGTGTATGCGGTGAACTATAACGTTTTGAGAATAGAGAGTGGTTTAGCGGGATTAAAATTTTAGATAGATATAGTAGTAATGGCTGGTCAACTGCAGCTGACAGCAACCGGACCTCAAGAAAGGTTTTTTACCTTGGACCCAGACTACAGTCATTTTTTGGAAAGTTTCAAAAAACATTCAAACTTTTCGAATCAATATGTAGACCTAGATCCAGAAAATGAAGCCAACTTTGGTAAAAAAGTGAGGTTTAAGATTCCCCAAAATCAGGGTGATCTTTTAAAGACTGTGAGTCTTAAACTCAAACTTCCAGAGATTAATACTTCAAGTGTTTGCTATATAGAATCTGTGGGACATGCGATCATTGAATACGTAGATCTCATCGTGGGTGGTAAAGTCATTCAACGCCTCACGAGTGACTATCTTCAAATATATTCCGAACACTTTGTTACTCAAACAAAACAGGTTGCTCTCGAAGAACTTATTGGTAAATTTCCAGAGAGGACAGCGTTTCGTAGGGTCGCAAATCGTCTCATCGTAGCTCGAAATGCTTTAGGAAGCACCGAGGATGTAAACTTCTTCGTGGACTTACCCTTTTATTTTTACAGACATCCGGAATTGGCTATGCCCCTATGTGCGATGAACCTCCAGGAAGTAGAAATTGAATTTAAATTGAGAAATGCACAGGACGTTGTTATCAGAACGGATGGGGCATACGGGAATATCTCAACGGAAACACTAAACATTTTGGACTTTCAGCTCTGTACAGAAGTCGTATATTTAGACTGCGAGGAACGAATTAAAATTCAAAAAACACAGAGGGACTACCTAATCACGCAAATTCAGGAGAATGTTTTTGACGTCGATGCGGGGGCAACGACGGGCAACTTCAAACTTGATTTTGTAAATCCAGTCAAGGAACTCTACTTTGTGATTCAGAGACAGGGAAGTGTTGGTACAGCTGAATTTGAGTTTGTCACCCCCTTTGACTACGACAATACTCTAGAAGAGACTGGTAATAAGTACATTCTCTACGAAAACCTGGATTACCTTACTCTCGACCTGGATGGTCAACCCATAATTACCCAGGATACAGGCAACGTCATCTTCCTCAAAGCTGTTCAGGCGGCTATACATCATTCAAAGACTCAGCTCATCAGAAGATTTTACTCATATAGTTTTGCTCTTCAACCAGAGGAATGGTATCCCACCGGTCAGGTCAACTTTAGTCTCATAAAAGAGCAACTTTTGAACCTAAGTCTGACCCCATGCACAGATTATCCAAGACAAATTCGGGTCTACGCTGTGAGCTACAACATCCTTCGTGTAAGTGAGGGAAGTGGGCAAACTCTTTTTAACATTAAGTACTAAAGATGAACATGCAAACTGGATTTGGCGATGTAGGGAACAATATGGCTGAACAGTACATCAAAATGATGACTAACATATTAGTTCCTGTTTTTGAAAAGAGTGCTAAACTCGCAGTCGAATATTCAAAAGCTTGTGGAAGAGATACTCTACTTCCAGAAGACATGGAATATGCGATGAAATACTGTGCGATGTACAAAGTCGGTGAAGATATTGGCTCCATCTTCCCAGACCTTTACGACGAAGTTGGGGAGGAGGATGAAGAGGAAGATATGCCCACCATAGATCCAGAAGATTGTCCACCTTTCGAGAGATACACAGGCGCAGACCCCGTCTTCTTACAGATGAATGAAGCCTACGACCGTTGGGATTCTTGGGTTCCCCAGAGCCCGACAGAAGAGATGTTAAAAAATGCTATTAATAGTAATGAGCATCTCAGAGCCGGAAGCATGGACGTTTTCTGAGAATAAGAACAAATTACACATTTCTAATTTTGATACAAGCTCTAGTGATGATTCATCCGACGATGAACAACTTTTTTCAAAAACCAAAACAATCAGGAAAAAAAAATTTAAAAAATTAGTAAAGAAGGAGGAGATTACACCTGATTAATTTTTTTCCCTACGTATAGTATAACAATCACAATGTCTGCCGCTGCTCTCCAGACTGTCAACCTTGTCACCCAGGAACTCCAGACTCAGACCCTCAACTCTATTGTTGGTGGTTTCTCCTTCGCCGCCGCGATGTCTTGGATGGATTTCGTTCGCTGGACTGTTACCCAGCTTATCCGGGTTCCCAAGAACGGTGGTGCTCAGTACGCTCTCACCGCTGTCCTCACCTCTCTCCTCTCTGTGGTCGTCTTCCTCGTGATTTCCCGCATCAACGGTCGCGTGACGAAGCCTGCCCAGCCCGTCTACGCGATAACTCGCTAATCGGTGCTCTTTTCATGAAAAAGAGTAAAAGTAGACCGACTATAACTATTAACGCAATGTAGAGATACTCCTTTCTCCACCATTTATAAGGATTCTTCACCACTTCGGGAATGCTTATTATTGGCTCTTTCTTTTCAATTTTAGGAGGTTCTTCTAGAGGAACTTTAGGTAGATTTTCGAGTTTGTCTGTAGATCCTGTCACTTCAAACTTCAATATGTGGTCCTGATTTCGAAAGTCATAGGGAATGAGGCGTCCGTGGCTCATATAGAAAAATTCAATCTTAACATCCTTTATCATCTTCTGTGTTCCGGAATGGAAATGGTGGACCAATACATCATCAGCCCCATTAAAATTTATAAAGTCTGTTCCGTTAAGAAGTATATGTCCTGTATAGAAGGGTGTAGAAGTATAAATAGTCTGTGTAAATTTGTCTGAACCTGTCGTCAATCTGAGAATCAAAGAATTGGGACCACTTAAATTGATTGCGCCTGATACTAATACACCTTCGGATGAATCGTGATCATTCGAATTAAAACCAATAAGCTGATGCGGTGTCGTCACTGAAGATGTATTACTTAAATAACCATTTGTCCCTGTATAAAACTCCATAGTGAATGCATTGGTCGTACCAATATTGGAAAATGTGAGAGCGTTCGTGTCAGAGTCGAACACGACAGAACTAATATTAGACACAGGCGGATCAAGTTTAACTTCTAAATCTTGTGCTAGAACGAAACCATTCGAATAATTTGTTTCATCGAGAGTAATATCAGTGCCGTCTACACTGAAGGTTTTGTTTGTAGCACACGTCAACAACTGTGGTGTAGGAATACGAGCAGACACCAATTTTATATTAGAGATGTCATAGATAGGGTTGTCTAATGTTACAACATAACTATTAGCGTAAGGATATACGTTAGTATCCCTCTCACTACTATCTATGTTAAGGGTGTGAACCTTCATTAAAATATAGGCACAATATTTTAATGATTGTTTTTGTCTATCTCATGTAAATATTTAGTGAGAGAGGGAATGTGCGAGAGGGTTATTCTGGAGTTGCCTCTTGGCGACGTCCAGATCCGATGTGTATGGGTTCGCATTACCCTTGTAGGCATTGAACTGATGGAAAGGTTTTTGCTTATACTGCTGCGTCCAACCACCATTGGCGGCGTTCATACGACCATCGATGCGCGTAGTATCTGCGCGAACAGCTGTAAGACGACCACCCTGTTTGAGAGCACTCTCACGTACATTCATACGACCAGGATTGCCCATCCGGTTTGGCTTTCCACGGCGGTCCTCAGGTCTAAATCCATACTTCATGAGTTCCTCATTCGTTCTATTAGCCACCTGAACGGCGGCGCTATTGGTATAGGCGCCGTGATGACTATGAATACCTGGAGCTGGGCGATTTACGTATGTGTATTGTTCGTCATTACGGTCACTCTTGAATCTCGTGGGGTCCTGAGCGAGAGTCTGGGCAGACACAAACCGCTTCGCACTATTGAAGCCTAAACCATCCGCGCGGTGACCAGTCTCAGAACGATTTGTGGTACGCTTGGTTCTCTCATGCTCGTTACGAGGAACCACACCGGACATACCTTGCGCGCGGCCAGCCATGGTAGGGCGCCTAGAGGGAAGGAAAGCAGTGGTTTCTGGTTTGTTGTGGGTAAGCTCACCAACCTTCGCAGAACGACCACCAGTGATGTCGTGAGCAGGTCCAGTGCGTCCTGGGAGAGTAGTTAAACGATATTCACCTACGTTTACAGGATTCACCCTAAATGTCTGTTGAAAACCACCGACGGCTGGAACGTGAGCACCAACACCTAAACCTGGACCTACGAGTTGTTTCTCAATGGGAGAAAGATTGTTCATGCGACCCTGATCATACATACGATTGCGCATAGTAAGGATTTCCTGACCACCGCTACGCTGTTGACGACCAATATCGGCAAAACTCTCCATTTCCCTCTTATGCGGAACCTCAACGGGGGGTTCAAAATCATTTTCTGGAATTTTCACTGTTGGTGGTGGCGGGGGTGCCTCACTAACCTTAGGAGGTTCAGATTTAGTGCTCAAGTTCCTCCCAGCGAATACAAGACCTGCAACAGCCATGAGTGATACGGGATCAGCCATTCTTACTTCTTATTAACATTTTTATTAAGATACCTCTGCTCAAACATACCATTCTGAAGGTCGGCGCGAGTGCTCGCAGGTTCGTACTTGAGAGTACGAAGGGGAACCTTACACTCCATATTGGTGAGAGGGAAGAGATTACGTTCATACGTTTGAACGAGATGCTTGTTAAAGCGAGAAGTAGATTGGGGACGAAGTTGATCGCTCGTATCTATGTATTGCGCTGGAGAACCCTTGCCAGCCATGTAAGGGGCGGTGCCGTACAGCATGGTGTTGGGACGGCAACTACCGCAGTTGAGATTACTGGGCTGGGGGTACACAAAAATTTCTTCAGTCGCCTTCACAGAAGGAAGGGCACCCGCATTTTGAACAATGGAAAGTCCAGGTTGAAGCTGATATGCCATTTATTATTACATAAGAATATTTATCTACCTAACAGTTCCGCCGTGCATACCGGAACGCTTGTCACCATCACTACCCAGACCTGAGAACGCTTCGAGCTGAACACCGCGTGC